CATCGCTTACTTATCAATTCGGCGCACCGCCTGAACATTCACAGGCAACTTCATTAGAATTTGATATGCATAGTGTAATTTGTCATAATGGTCTATATGTTGAAATAGCAGGTGGAACAGCAAATGTTACAGTAGAATTTGCATGAGGTGATTAAAATGGCAAGTTTAACAAAAGATACTAGATTAATTATGACAATCTTATTTGTCGGTGCAGTAAGTGGTATGAATGTATATTTTTATGCTAACTATGGTGCAGAATTGCCGTGGACTCATTTATCCCATGCAGTTCTATTTTCGTTATTAACGATTGGTGGAATTATGGGAATTAAAGCATTCTTTGATTTGGTTATGAATGACCGAATGGAATTATGGTTACTTGATAGAAAAATTAATATGTATTGGGAAAAGAAAAATAGAGAAAATCAGCAAAAGCAGAAGATTACAGACCATATGCGACAAAATGGTTTGATGGGTAATTATCAACAAAATAATGATGAATTACCATCATCATTTTTAGAACAAATGCAGTAATTGATGTGATTTGATGGGTTGGCTCTTTCCTGATATATTTGGTATTGATGAACAAAGACAGGCTTATGATTTAACAAGAGCGCATTCAGCAGATATTTGGTTTATTAAAGTTAGAGCATGGGCATGGGGAATTACTTGTTCAGTAGCAGCATTATTACTTGGAAATATATTAGGTTCATTAGGTATTAATTTTTTTGGAACACTCTTTGATTTATTAAGTCATGCAATAGGAAGTTGATTTCATGTGTCAGTATTTGCAGGATTCGCAGTATTAGTAGCAGAAGTAGGATTATCAATTTATAATAGGGTTCACGCATATAGTTTTGGAATTTATGGTGCAGGTGAAGTTGGAAAAACAACATTACAACGACAATTAAGAACACGCGGAGAAGTTCCTGAAATTAGAAAAAGAACAGATGGATTACAACGACCAACAAGAAAAGTTGTAAAGATTGATGGCAGTTTAAAAACAGTTAAATCAGCAGATGTTGGAGGACAAGCACAGTATTGGAATCAATGGGTTCAAGATATGAGGAAAAGAAAAGTCGAATATATTATTTTTTTAATAGATGATAGACACGATTCAGAAACATTCAATATGGATAATCAATTAGCATGGAGGTTCTTAGTAGATACTATACTTGATACTCATTGGAGAAATGGTAAAAAGGCTAAGAAGAAAAAAGAAAAGGATTATCCAAAAGCAATAGGAATATGGGCAAATAAGTTTGATTTATGGGGTAAAAATTATGACTTCGATGGAGAACCTAACAAACATCCCATATTTGAACCGTTCAACATGGGTATTCAACAACTCAACGAAATAGGAATACCTTGTCATAAATATGTAATGAGTGCAAAATCAGACCCTGAAATGGTATATCGTGGCGTAATGACAATGATTAAAGATTATTAAGGTGATTATTATGAGTTGGAAAAATTCAATTAAAAAGAATGAACCAAGCCCTGATAAAGCAGGAGAGTATGAAGATAACATTATGGAATTACTCGATAAATTGGCTGACCAATTAGAATATTACTTTCAATCATCAGGAAAAGAATTTGGTGGCGATTGGAAAGGGCATATAATAAAAGTATTAGATGATATTCAGGTGGAACGCGCTCTAGCATCCCATGAATATAGATACGATTTGTGAAGGTGATTAAAATGAGTTTAGGATATTCCCCATCAAATTTACTTGATGCACCCGCATTTATTGGTAATAATGGTGGAATTGGCGATAGGTATTCCGGCCCTGTTGTTGAATATAATTATGCAGCAATTAAACCAAAGAAACAATTAAAAGAAATTCGCAAAGTTCTTCTTCCTGAAAAGAAAAGGTTTTTAGGCATTAAATACGGATTCAAATATAATTTACATCATCGTTGTGTGATTTGTGGTGCATTTCATCAATGGGATGCATCTGATGATTTAAGACCACCAATTCCATTATCAGATGTAAATAAGGGTAGACCATTAAAAGGAACTTATTGCCCTAAACACGCTGCCTTTTACAAGCAAATGGAAATGCTAGAACAACAGATTTTAGCAGATGAACATGGCTTAGAATTCAAAAGTTATATTCCTAAACCTAAAATTCCTAATATTATGAATAGAGGACCATTAAGGGATTTAAGTCCTCAAGACATTACAAGTTTAGTAGCATCGGGTTGGGTAATTGAACCACCACAAGGAACAAAAGAAACCCCACATATGCAATATACTAGAATTATGTTAGAAGTAACAGGAAAAATGGCACAAATACAAAAAATAATTCCTTTATTGGAGGTAGAAGAAAATGGTGAGAAGTAGTACGTTAAATAATGCATTAAGCAATAATCAAAATCAGACCTTTAAAGCAGTAAATAACTTACTGACTTTACAAGAAAACCATGTTGAAGAGTTCTTTCAATATCATGGTGAAGATTTTATGATTGCAATTGAAAAATTACTAGAAGATGTTGTTCAAAGAGTAGTTAGTGATATGTTAGCAACATTAGAATTTAATCTTGACCCTGCTAGCCAAAGTATTAGATTAATTCCTAATTGTCTTGCTAATTTCCAAAAGGTTACTCAAGAGAATATTGATTTAGATATTGCTACTATTCTATCAACGGCAGTTAATTCTGAAGTCATTATGCAAAGAAAGATGGCTAAACAACAATATCTTGAATCTCAAGGATTTTCGCCCTCTACAACGGGTCAAAATACGCAAATGACAGTCAATCAAGGAGTCGGTATGGGTGCGGCTCAAGGAGGCTACGGAGGGGCCGCTATGGGCATAAATCAAGGGCTTCAAAGCGGTTATCCGGTCCCCCCAAATGGCTACGACCAAATGAATAACCCATATTGGATAGACCCCCAAACAGGACAAATGACTTATTCTCCACCAAATAGCGGTTTAGGCATTGGTGGTAAATTAGTCAAAGCGGCTGCTTGGGCTAAATGGTTGGCTTAAACTAAATGAGGGGAGGAATATGAATGAACACCAATTTTTGGTGGTTTAAGGTTGATGCCACAGGTGTCAAAGAACAATCTTTAGTTCAATTAAGCCCTAGCATTATGGAATCCACTATTGCGGAATATATTGTTAACCCTAGTAATAGGGATAATCTTGAATATGTTCCTGAATTAATTAGAAGGATTGAAAAGAAAACTAAAAATAATATCCCCGGTTCTAATGATTGGGATGAAGAAAAATTAAATAAATTCAAAGAATATTTAGAACAGGCGTTTAATAAAGTATTAGATTCAGAAGTTCGTGATTTAGTAAATAAATATATTGATTCTAATGAAGAACTTTTCAAGCAATTAAAGGCATCAAAAGAAACAACTAAATTAAAGGATTTATTAGATGTTTCAACCGCTCGTGAATTTTCAGGGGCAACCTTATCTTTGGATAAGGATTTATCTTCTAAGCAAGAAGAATTGTTAAGTGGTGAAAAAATATATCCAAATAAAGAATTCTTTAAAGGTGCTGAAATTACAGTAAAGGGTAAAGATGAAAAGCAAACAGTAACAATTAAAGTTAATCATGAAAGTGGAATTTATTCTAGAAAAGAATTTAAAAAGGTATTTCCTAAATCATCTTTAAGTGTTATTAAAAATACTGCTGTTACTACTTACGATTATGCGCGTTCTTCTAGTTCAGGATTAACTGCAATAGATACTCAATTAAGATTAGGGGATTGGTCGGCTTTAACTAATCCTATAAAAGCAGCAAGTAAATATTATCATTTACTTAAAAATCCACATGAAGCATCGAGTGAAACTGATAAAGAAAGAGTTAAACAATTAAGACAATGGGCTACTGAAACTAAATTAAGTGAAGTAGAAGTAGATAAACGTCCTGTCGCTATTATGAATCAAATTTTAAGATTTATTGATAGAGATAAAAAAATTGGCTCAAAATCTAAAAATCTACTTTTATCTAGGTTTAATCTTGACCTTAACAAAGAGGAAGCAACTTTATTAAATGAAGGATTAAAGGGTAATGAATCTAAAATAAAAGACTTTGTTACAACTATAATGAATAATGGTAAATTGTATAAGCAATTAAGAGAAGCACTTACATTAAATGCTAGTATCAATAATATGTCTAATTGGATAATTACATTAAAGTTTGATAAAAATGAATCTAAGCCAGATAAATATGGTAAATATAAATTAAATTCTCATGTAAAGGAAGAACCAAAAAACACAATTGATTTATCTGCCTTGTTTACAACTAAAGATACAAGAAGATTAGTTAAACCCTATATTGGTTCTGGAAAAGACCAAGCATTATCCGGTGCAGGTTCAAGTGGTTTATGGGGATTTGCTGCTAAAACTTATTTTGATGAAGGTGGCTTTAATAAAGCAAGAGATTATTTTATTTCCCAAGTTAAAAGTAACATTAAAAGTATAAAAAAGGCAGCATCTAAAATTGGATTAACATTGGAGGAATAAATATGAAATATTCATCACCATCAGATTTTACTGCTATTAATCCACTTTATGCTTCAGGAAGAGGTTATTATACTGATGTTACTAAAGTAGAAAATTTACTACAAATACCAGCATTGGGTGGTTCAACTAATCCTAGTGTTAGTGATGTTGGTGAATTTATACAAAGAATAGAAGATTATATTGATAATAAAACAGGAACATCTCATAGAGCAATTACTTATGTTGATGAATATCATGATTTTGAATTTTTAGGTGGACATTATCCTAGATATTGGAGTGATTATATTGGTTTTATTCAATTACAACAGCATTACATTCAAAAGATTTTAAGATTAGAAGTTTGGAAAGGGAGTTCGTGGGATAATTTAGCATCTGCTACTGCAACAGTTAAAGTGGATGCAACTAATAAGGGGCAAAATTGCTCAATAACTTTAACATTACCAAATAGTTCTACTATCACTTTAGATGAAGGAACAGGTTCAGCAGAATTTAATAATATTTTTGGACCAAAAACTACCGCTCAAGAAATTGCATATTTAATTAATGAAGTATTCCCAACAAATACTGCTTCTTTTACAGGTGCTACTGCTGCAAAAGATGAATCTCAAAATCCTTCTAAATATTTTTATGCAACGGTTAATACTGAAGATGAAACTGAAGTTATTATTTCTTCTTTATTGCCCGGGGATGATGGTTCTGCTTGTAGTATTGCAGTATCTGGAACAGGGCTTAGTAAAACTGATTTTACTGATAATGAAGAAATGGCTAGATTAGGCCAACATTGGAAAATTGGAGATGAGGGTCGTATTTTCTTTAGAACAACATATCCTTATCTTAGACAAAATTCCATTAGAGTTACTTATATTGCAGGAAAACCTAGAGTTCCGGGAATTATTTCTGATGCTGCTACAAAATTAGTTGCTTGTGAGATTTTAAGACATGATGACCAAACCATCTTAATTACGGAAACAGGTGCTCAAATTGACACTAAAACTAAATATGATTTACTTAAACAAGAAGCCGAGGATTTACTAAATATGAGTAAGGAAACTGTTTATTTTATTGGGTGATTTAGTGGCTACTGATGAACGTTTAATATGGAAAACGCCCTTAAAAAGATTAGAGATTCTTGCAGGAAATTATGAACAATATGTTGAACAATTAATACAAAACCAATTAAAACAGGAGAATTTAAAAATTGAAGCAGGTTTACCGCCTCAATTTATAATGACTGAAGATGATATGGAATTAGGTAATAAAAAAATTAGAGATTGGGCTATGGATGTTATTTCAGAAAGATTAGAAGAAGAGTTTGCAAGATTTATAGAATTTTATATGCATGAATGGATTAATTCAGATTTGTTAGAACCCACTTTTGGTATTGATGGCCCTGTTCAACAATCAACTCATTGGATTGAAACAATTACAAAATTTGAAAAAAGATTAGTGAGTGCGATATAATGGATGTAGTTACTTATTTAATTGCTTTATTAGACCCTGCCGGAACTTCAGCAGGTGCAGCAGTTACTTCAATTGATGGTGTAACTAGTTTTTCTGGAACAAATAGTTGGGCAAACTCTTCTAATGCAGTTTTAGGGACTTCATTAAATACCCCTACTATTATTGATATTAGAAGTGCCGCAGCAAATAGAGGTAGAAGATATGATTTATCATCTGGGGATTTAATTACAGTATATGAAACTAGTAATTCTGTTGAATATCCTACTATATCATGGGATGTTAGAAATGAGAATTTTACATTAACAATTGATATGAGAACTATTCAAGATGAAAGAGGAGTTAGCGACGAAAACTTTGCCCGCGACAGATTGGCAAACCTCTATAAAGTAGTAAGGCATAGGTTAGAACAGAACCGAAAGGGTGCAACAATTGTCTTAAGTGGCGAAACTGAAAAAATAGACCAATTGCATTTAGGTTCAAGAACAGAATCCAATGACAAACGTAAACGGATATTTGGATATAAATTAACTGTTGATTTAAAGAAAATCTCAGTTGCAATACCTTAAGTAAGTAAGTAAGTAGGTGAAAAAATGGTAAACAATAATATATGGTTAGGTGCAGGAACTACTGTAACAATGGTTCCTGAAACGGATTTGTATGTCAAATTAACGGCAACAAGTTCATCAGCAGGAACAGGTGCATTTAGTCACCTATGGAAAGTTCAGACACACGCTGATTTTAGCGGAAAATACAGTTTGGTGGATGATTTATATGTTGGTTGTGTAGCCGATATTTACAATTCATCAAATACTTATCAATCTACTCACGTTATTGCAAAAAATACTGGTGACTTAATTTACTTTAATGTAGACCCTTCAAAAGTTAGTGGAGATTATCTAATTATTAGAAAATACGGAAGTCCTGTTCCATCAACAAAAGGAACAGGAAATGTAACTTTACAAGATGCTACTGTTTCAGCAGCAGGAACTAATATTGCTGCTTCTTTATCTATTTTAGATAATGCAGAAATTCTTGGCTCAGGTATTACAAGTGGAACAGGTGGAGAAATTAAATTAAATCTTACAGCACATCAAACTGTTTTAACATTTGCTACATCTACTGCCACTAATTATGAAGATAATGATGGAGGCCATCATGGTTTCTTTACATTAAGTATAGCAGGAATGGATGCTACGGAAACATTAGCAGTTCATTTTGATGACGATAATACTGCTGCTAAATCATCTGGCGCAAATAGAGATATTACTGTTGATATTTTAACTGCAAGTCCTTTTGATGATGGAAATACTATTGCTGAAGCAGTTAGATTAGCATTAGCAGATGAAGATTTAGTAGTAGTTAGAACTAATAACCAATTAACAATTACTAATTCGGTTGGTGGATATGTTGCTAATACAACAGAAGATACTAATGGTGGAGTAACTGTAACAAGTAATACTGCTGGCGGAGTTTGCACAAGTGCTACTGTAATAAGTGTTGGAACAGGATATGGTGCTAATGATACAGGAAGAACAATAACAATTACTAATTCTGCTGGAGATGACCCTCAAATTGCAGTTACAATGCAAAGTGCTGGTGGTGCAAGATTATTGGCAGATAATTGGCTAGGATTAGTTAATACTGTTTCTTTCCCAAATTCTGAAGTAGAAATGAAACAAATGAATCTTGGAATTGGTGGAAGTAGAAGTTGGACTCACCAATACAAGGGAATAGAAACTGCTCAAGGTGGAAATCTTGATATTTCTGCTCATCATGGGTTATGGCTTTATTATGCATTAGGTGAATGTTTAACTGTTTCTGGTGCTGATTCTGATAATGGTGGTGTAGCATCGGGTGGATTAACCACATCACATAGTAATGCAATTTTATATCATTCCGAATCAATTGAAAAAACAGGCCCAGTATTTTATAGAGCAGTTGGAAATAACATTTGTCCTCCTGTTTCGCCGTTAGATGCTACTGAGGCTGAAATGGATAGAATTACTTCTTTACCATCAGGAACATCTCAAATGAGTAACGGTATTACTTATACATTTGGTGAATCAAATGGCTCAACATTACCTTCTTTTGCCTTAGAAAGTGTTTATTCAAAACTATCTGCTACAACCCCGTATAAGACTACTCAAAGTCCACCCACGGCTGACGATGAAGCATTTGTTAGAATTGCAACAGGAAATATGGTTAATACATTAACTATGTCTGCTAATGAAAATGAAGAATTAAAGATGACTCTTGATTTAAACACTAAGGGTATAGTTCAACCTAATGCTACTTATGAAGCAAGAAATGCCGTAGAAAATGAAAGAGCATTCTTTGGTTATGGTTCAGCAAATGCTGATGCTTCTGTAATGATTCAAGAATTTATGACACCTTTCTTCTTTTATGACGGAACAATTTCTGCATACGGTCAAGATTATCTAAAGATTACAAATATGACTTTAACTATTAATAATAACTTACAAGATAAAAGATATGTTGGTGGTTATGATAGAAAGAATAAATATGCTGTCGCTGCACAAAGAACTTATGAGTTAAGTTTAACAGGATATGTTACTGATTCAAAGGTTTTCCAAGATTTGAGAAATGAAAGTGAAGAATCAACAAGTCATATTACACTATTATTCCAAAAAGATAATGGTGAAAAGATTGAACTTAAATTTAAGGATTATTATACAACATCAAACAATTGGCCGGTTCCAGATGATAAAGGTGCAGTTCCTGTTGAATGGACAATTATGCCAAGAAATTTACAATCTTGTACTGTTATAAGTCATGCGGTATTAATGGGGTGATATTAATGAGAAAAGCAAATCCAATCCCTAGAGAAGATAGGAGTAATCACTCTAAAAAGGTTGTAGCAAAGGCTAAACCTAAAACTACTAAAAAGAAGAAAAAAGTTGTTAAGGAGTGATTTTCAGTTTCCACCATGTATGTATGTAAATGGTCGGTGGATGTGAAAAAATGTTTGAAGAAAAGAAAGTAGTAGGAAATAAAAATAGCCTGTTTGCGAAAGAAGAAAGCACTATGCATTATATTGAAAGTGCGCCCAATTCAGATGAATATCTGAAGATTTGGGTAAAAGAGCCAACATGGTTACAAATAGAAAAAGCAACAATGTCAGTAATGAATATTAATTCTAGAACAAAAGATATTGACGTTGATATGCAAGCCATGTATAAATACATGATTGAAAACTTTATTGATAAAACTGAGCCTTCGCTTAGTTCTATTGATTTATTACGATTATCGCCCTATGTGGGCAATCAGATTAAAGAAGTTCTCCCTAATCCATTTGATATGATGCAGGGGGATGAGGAAAAAAACGAATGATTGAGAGAGCAATAAAGTCGGGAACAGATGACCCGACTCTTGCCTCTCGATTAGCAGTTTATTCCCTATCAGTTGGAATGGGTATAAGCCCATTAGAAGTCTATAATATGCCAAGTGAATTATTCAAAGATATGCTAATGATTCACAATAATGTTGAAAAATATAAGGCAGAAAAAATGGAAGAGGAAAATAGAAAAGCGAGAAGTAAATTTAATAGGTGATTTAATTGGCTAGAGGTAATTTGACTGACGTTAAAAAACGTTATGATGATTTAGCCAAATCAATTTCAGATTCAAAATCAGATATTTCTGCTGTTTCTGATTCTCTAAGAAGAATGTTCAATGTATTACAAAAAATTAATAAACCTATGGGTGATTTTTTAGATGCATTTGGTGATATAAATACCAAAGCGGGTAAGGCAGTTGAATCAGTAAAGAAGCAAGCGGAGGCGATGGCTGAACTTACGGAAACCACAACAAATGTTACTAACGTTACTAATCAGCAAACGGTTCAAATGGCCGAGAGAATTAAACTCGATAAAGCGCAATTTTCGCAATTAAAAAGATTAATTAAAGGTAAAAAGGAAGCAGTTGTTCAAGAAGAAGAATTAATAGATGGGTCTAAAAGATTCAAAGATAGTCTTCTTAATTTGCGAACAGAAATATCTTCAGTTACAGAAGTAACAAAAGATATGGGTAAAGGTTTCTTTGAAAGTGCTTCTAACTCAAAAGCATGGACGGCTGCTTCAAGAGTTCTTTCCGGTTCGGGGCTTTGGAAAGTCCAAAATCGAATTAGGGCTTTAATTGACGTTGGTGCTATTTGGGAAAAGAGTAAAGCCAAATCCGCAGAAAAACGTGCTAAAGAAACAAGAGCAATAGAAAATTTAAGAAAAGTTCAAGAACAATTAGCAAGTCAAACTAAGTTACTTGCTGATGCTGAAAATGATGCAGCAAAAATGAAAGACTTAATGGAAACAGATAGTTATAAATTAATGCAGAAAAGGGGCTTAGAACATGACCAAATCATACATTATATGAGAGAAGAATTAGCATTAATGGATGACCAACTTGAAGCCCAAAATAAAATTATTAAGGGTAGTAAACTTAAAAGAAATATAGAAGCAGCGAAAGCCACATTAGATATGGGAATAGTTAAATTAACAGGTGGAAAAGATAGTATGACTATAAACCAAGAAGAGTTGGAAAAGATTGCTAGAAAAAATAATGTTTCACTAGAAGAACTGACTGATGAACAGAAAGAAGAAGCAAAAGGTAGAGCAAATAGAAGAAAAGTGTTCCAAAAAAGCGCATTTATGATGGTGTATTTTAGTATAGCATTAATGGCGTTTATATTATTATCATTTGTAATTTTTGGTGCAATTGCTGACATAAAGGATAATATTGAAGAAGGAAAGGGAATGTGGCTTGTCGCTTGGCAAATGGTTAGTTTATTATTTAATACAGGTTTTGCCATTTTACAAGAAGCATTTGGTTTTGTTTCTGATTTAATTAATGGTAATATGGATGGTGCGATGGACCATGCCATGAAACTTATGGACAAGTTACTAATTTTTGCTGGAGTTGCTTTAGGAACTATTGCGGTAATTGGATTTAATTTATTAGCATCTCTTTGGAGTGGAATTCACAGATGGTGGACTGAGGCTGAAGACGGTACAAGAAGAAAATTATTTGTTATGTTAGTTAAAGCATTAGGGTGGTTTGCTGGATATTTACTTATTCGTTATATTGTTGTTGAGATTGCGGCCATTGCCGCAGGTATTCTTGGTTCAATACCTTTGTTTGTTGTTGCTCTTGGTGCAGTAATTATTGCTGGTATTGCAACATTACTTTCTGCCTTGCCTTTTATGTCAGCAGGTGGAACTTCTCATGGTGGATTAACAGTTGTTGGAGAACAAGGTCCAGAATTAATTAATACAAAGCCCGGAGATAAAATTATTAATCACACCAATACTAGAAAAATGGTTGGTAGAAATGGTGCATCAAATAATATCACAGTAAATGTTAATGGTAGATTAGGGGCATCCGACCAAGAATTAAAGGATTTGGCCAGAAAACTAGGCCCACTAATTTTACAAGAAATTAATAGAAAGACTTCTGCAAATATGTATTAGGGGGAATTAAATGTCAGATTATACTGAAGGTAGTAATGTATTATTAAATTTAAGTTCTAGAGGAACTGTTGACCAACCTGTTATAAGTCAATCAGGGGTTCTTGCGACAGCAGATTTTGCAACTAGTGTTACCTCAATTACGGTTGATGGTGAAGATGCAACAGAACATTATGAAATAGGTGATATTGTTTTAAATGCAGATAACCTTAAAATAGGAAAAGTAACGGGAGTAACTTCTACTACAATTTCTTTTGGTGAAACAACTGTAAGACCAGTAACTAATAATTTAAATTTGAGAAAGGCTAGTAACAGTAAACAATGGTTAACAAATAGAATTGCATTAAAAGCAGAATCAATTAGTATTTCAAGTTCAAAACAAGTTATGGCCTTCCCTTTACCTTTTTCTGGAATTGCTCTTGGGGAATCTCAAGCCGTTTCTATTGATATGGGAATGACAACTAAAACTATATCTATGTCAGGAATTATTACAGACCAAACTATTCATAAACAATTTAAAGATGATACTGATGTTAAATCAATAACAATGTGTGCACATGAAGTTTCACAATTATTACATTCATATGTTGATTCATCTTTTATGCAAGACCATCAAAATTTTAATTCTATAATTATATTAATACCAACAAGGGTTGATAGAAATTGGAATTATCACAGTGGTTATGCTGGATATGCAACCGCAGATACGTCAGATTTACCTTTAATGCCATTTACATTTGGTGTTAGAGAAAAGGATACTGAAGGAACTATTGAAATGGGTAGAACAATATGGCCTGAAGTGGTAGATGAAACAGCAACCGATACTCAACCATTAACCGGATTTATTAGAAATTTTAATACCACATTTAATGCTGGACAACCTTATGTTGATTTTTCATTAGATTTTGAGGTAGCGATGAGTCCTATGAGTGAATTAAAAGAAGCATTTAGTACTGATGACGATGCTTAATAATGATGACGAGGCTTAATAATGTATGAATTAAAGATTGGGGAAAACAAATCCTTAGTGTTTCCCGTTATGTGTTATGGTTATTTAACCATTGATTATGATAAACACGTACCCAATAGAAATACCGCCACAACAACAGATGATGTAACTTATGGTGTATTTGGTCACGATGATTCCTTTACAATTGCGACAGTTATTACGCCTTATGACGTTAATGGGTTGGGTGCAGATTTAGAGGGTAATAGTGGAACAGGTCTACATCCCTTTAATCCTGCTGGTATAACTGATTCTAAGAAAACAATGCCTTCTCAACAAAGAGATAGATATACTGTTGGTTCTACTATTATTGATTCAGGGGATTCAACATCTTCATATTCATCTGCTAAAAAAACACAATCATATAATTATTTAGCAACAACCGGAACAAATGAAAGATACAATCATGAAATGATGTTATTTTATAGTAGTAATGTTCAATTATCTTTAGTGAATAATACACCTTCCCCTGACTCATCAACAAATTTTATTCATCATAATCAACCATCAGAATATAAAGTAAAATTCACTGTTATAGGGGATGGTGCTAGTGATACTTTAACATCTAATGTATTAATTTCTTCTGATTCTATATCTTCGTCAACCTCTGGGAATCCTTCAGATTTAATGCAAGAAGGTTATGATTCAAAAACTCCTGAAGTTAGTTATAAAAAAATAGGAGAAGGAATATCAGGATTTCAACAACTCGTTTCAACAGGAATTACTACTGTTGGCGCACCCATGAATAGTAATACACCAATTGAAGTTACTGCTGACCCAACAAGTGCTATATTTGAGGGAGATGAACTTTATCTTTCTGGTGGAACTTATGTTGGAACGGTGGTAAGTCGCGGAACTGGACCAGATGTAATTGAAGTAATGAATTTGGCTGGTGAAACAAGTATTACTCCTAGTTCTACTTTATATTCTAATCACACTATTTCGGGCTACCGTGGTAATAATTTTACTACTATTGAAACTAGAGATTTTTTTAATAAAGGGGAAGAATTATACATATACGAGGAACCTAATGCTACGGGTATTGCTAATAATATTGGTAATTTTAGAAAAATAGGAAGTGTTCTTAACACAACAAATGGAAATATAAGAATTGCATGGGATAATGATTTTAGTAGATATAGCCCAAATTATGCTGGAACTAAAGGTAAAGAATTTGTTACCCCATTTGGTTCATCAAGTGATTATTCGACAGGAATACTTACTAATGGTTCTGCGACTTCAGCAACTTGGGCCGTTGATACAGTAGATGCAAGAACAAAACTATCTATTGGAGATATAGTAGGAAATGGCTCTAGTGCTGATGGTACATTAACTACCGTAAATGAAACTTCGATTGTGTTATCACATTCAGCAAGTTATACAAATAATAATCAAATTTATACATTTCCCGCATTTTATAGGAAGATTAAAAAAGAAGCAAGTTATTTAGTTAATACACATTTGGTAGCAGCAAGTTTTGATAAAGTATCTGGCGAAATGGCAATTTATTACAATGGTGTTAAAGTATCAAAAAAATTACATAGTTCTACACCGGTGTCTAGTTTTTCATTTCCTTTAGAAGATTATTACATTGGGGCAAAAGCCGATTATACTGTTACTGCTGCAACTAATGGTAGTTCAACAGTTCTTACTGTCGATAATGGCCCAAGAATTGCACACCAAACTAATACTCTTAATACAAATACTAATGTTAGTTCGGGACTTGTCGTTGGACAAACTGTCTATAATAATATAGGTCAAATAATTGGAACCATTAGTGCCATTAGTAGTGCTACAATTACTTTCTTAGAAAACATTAAAATAAATTTAGCAACAGGAGATACTCTATATAAATTAAGTAGTGCTTCTGATTCAGATACTGATGGTAATCCTAATATAGATTCTCCTTCAGTTAGAAAGCAATTTATGGGGGAATTACATGAATTTGCTATTACTAGTGGTGTTTGGGATTCTTTCTTAACCACGAATACATTAATCCCACCATATAGAAGATTATTATTATATTATAGATTTAGACAGGAGGAATTAGATGACTAGAACCCATATTAATGATAATTATAGTAAATTATTTATTATGTCTAAAGGGTTTGCGCCCGGACCTAATCCTGATACAACAAATTATGATGATGCTTATAATAACGTTCCTGTTAATCCTTTGATTATTTGTAATGGTGGTAAATTAAATCTAACAAATGTATTGATTAATAATGGCTCAGGATATGCTCAAGGTGCTTCTACCACACTTGCCGTTGATGGAGATTCTGCAAAAGAACACTTTCAAAAAGGAGATAGAGTTTGGGCATTTGGAACACCAATGTCTTTGGTAGGAATAGTTGATAGTGTAACTGATGTGCAAATTACATTAAATGCCCCAAATGCTACAATACTTAGTAATAATGACACATTATACACAGAAAGGAATTATGTCGCTTGTTATGAAATTAGAAAAACTAAACAAGACCCTGTTAATTCTGCGAGTCATAGTGCAACATTAATGGCTGCTATTTCTGCAACAAATCAAACCACCATTACTGTTTCTAACATTGATACCTTTACAAGTACAGGTGTTGTAAAAATAGGTAGTGAAATTATAAGATATACAAGTATTAATAATAATGATTTAGTATTATCTACCTCAAGTTATAGAGGCTTTTTATCAACAACTGCTGCAACACATTCTGTTGGTGCTATTGTTTATCAATTAGGAAATCCTTATGGGACTGAAGCATTAAATATGAAAGGGGTTTCTAATTCTGAAACATATCCTTTATTAAATAGAGTTTACCCAAATGATAATAATCCAAAAACTAGTTTTGAAAATATAGGTTTTACTAAAGGTCATAAAATTAAATCTTATTCGGGAATAACACCATTCGATTCTGGAATAAATGCCGCAGCCACTTATGCTGCTTCAGAAACTAATGCAATTACTGTTAGTGCAGACCCAACAACAACATTTGATATAGGAGATACAATTTTTCTTACAGGTAATGTCGCAATAGGTGAAGTATCTGCTTTAACTGCATCACCACATAAAATATATTTAACAACAAATAATCATGTAGCAATATCTAATACTGCTGATATTTTTGTAGGCGGTAAGGGTTTATTGTTGCCTTCCACTCTAATTGATGATTATGACCACTTTGTTTTATTGCATTCTGATGATGCTAAAAAACACCATTTTGCTAAAATAACATCAATAACTTCTGACGATATAATGGGAGATTCATTTGAATTTTCCCCCGTTTATGGTTCAGAATTATCTAAAGGTGTTACATATTCAATATACAAGGGACCAAAGGTTGAAAAAGAATTAAGCATAACTTCTGTTACTAATGCCAATCCAGCAGTATTTACTACTTCCGTTGCTCATAACTTTTCAGTAGGAGATGAAGTTAATATAACAGATTGTAATGCAACTACATATGATTCTTTCAATTTAATTAACGGTAAACACACTATTACCGCAGTAAGTAGTTCAACTCAATTTACAATTAGTAATGCTGTGAATGGTAATCTTAGAACTTCAGGGACAGGTAATAAAGGAAAAGTTACTTTAATTTCACCCGTTGTAGCGGTGGGTTACGGGTTATATGGCGCAAGAACATCAATAAATCCTGCTGATGGAACCGATAAAACACATCCAGTATTTTTTAATGAATATGGTAGTGATTCTGATACTTCAGATGGAACAGGTAATGCTAAAGATAGTAGACATATTGGCATGACTTATATTAATGCCCCCTTATTTTATTTCTATAATGATAGATTAAAAAATAAAAATCAATTAGATAATAGTTCTAAATATAAATTAAATTATTCTAGGTCAAATGGACTTCAAGAAACTCATTATCAAAGATGCTTCTTAACACAAGAAGGTAAAGGAACTATCATTACAGATTATAGTAAATATGGGATGGAAGCAACAGTTAATGATATTTTAAGGGATAAAGATGCAATTAATAAATCAGTTCAATCTATAGAACATTATAACGAAACTAAAAATACAGCATATAGTGTGGATTTATCAGATTGGCAAGAATGTTTTGTAAATGTAAATAGAAGTAATAAAGATTTGGCTCGCAGCACTGAAACAACAAATCATTCTTTTACAGGCCCAACAAGATATTTGCATTTTGATAATTCTCCTGTTCAAACTAATTCTATCCCAGAATTATCTTCAATTGAAGTTATGGAATCAGCAGATGGGCTATCTTCTTATGCAGAATTAAATATTGTTGATACTAAAAAAATATATGGTTCTAAAATTAAAAGATTTGACCCGTTTACCTTGAATAAAGTATTAGATAGTGGTAATATTTCAAGAGAATATAACATTATATTGCCAGGATTGGCAACGGCAACTCTTGGTGGAACACAATTAGTTGTTGATTATTTAGAATATAATATGGATTTAAGAGCGATATTAAAATATGGAGATGAATACGAAATTATTAAAGTGGGCGATTATTACTATATGCCTACATCTATTGCCGCACCTAATTCTTCAGGAGGAACAGGGTTTTATTATTCGCAAACAATTACAATAGGTGCTTATAGAAAATATGATTCAGCAAAATGGTCTTATCCTAGTAGTAGAACTATTCAAGAAACATTAACAGGTTCCCCTTTACTTAGAAAATCATGGGGTCCAATAACAAATACATTGTTAACTCCTACATTAGATATAGATACTTTTGCTAATTTTACAAATATTGGTGAAATAAACCAAACTGTAGAATTAACATTTGGTAATACTCCATTATCATTAAAATCGGAAGCCCGCTTAAATAAGATGAAATTAAAATTGATAGATGGTTCTTCTAATGGCTATGAGTTTGATATTGAATACGGCGATGGTAGATTAAAATTCATTAAATTAGAAAATCAAAGACCTCAAATGTATAATGCTGAATATCAATTAGATGCTAATATATTAGATTATTATACAGGTAAATATGTAATAAATAAAACTCCAGTAAAGGGGACGATAGAAGATATTGAAGATTTTGTGGAACAAGGATATTTAAAATATAAAATTAGTGGTAGAAATAAAAGTTCAGACTTAATTGGTCCAATTATAAATAAAAATTATAAATTTTCTGATGATATTGTTTATTCAACTATTGGCCCTGTTGTTGACATTGAAGATACTAATATGTCAATTAATAATGGCGCGGGGTATGAAGTAGGGCAAACTGCTGCTATGACAATTGATGGTTCAAATAGTCAATTAGCATTGGGAGATAATATCTTTACAAGTCAAGGTGAATTAATTGGTGAAGTTACTGCATTTAATAGCACTTCTGTTACTGTTGCAGGTGGAATTTTAGTTAAATTGGCTGATGATGATAAAATTTATAGAGCAACTACAACTAAAAATAATATTTCATTTGCTAAGGCTATGTCTGCTAATCCTCATACTGCTACTGTATCAAGTCTTTCGGGTGCAGCGGATAAAGGAATTGTTTTTAGTGGTGGAAACAGTTTAATTAAATCTAATGGTATTCCTACGACAGAAGGTGCAACTTTACTTAGCACTTCTAGTAATTCAAATAGAGATGCATTGGGTTATTCTTTAAATTTACCAGATTCTATACATTTAGATTTACCTTTTTATTCAAAATTGGCCGATGAAATATCTACTACTGAATATAAAGAACTCCATACTCCTTCCGCTCTTTCAAATTATACCATTATGGGTTTAGAAAAAACTGAAGGAATTACCTCTTTACAATTAATGCCTAATTCCCCAATTATTATGGGAAGAATTGATGAAAATCCCGAAGACATTAGATTATTAAAAGAAGATTTAATTAATACAAATCTTTCTGTTGAAAAAGATACTAATGGTCATGCTGGGTATAATTTAACCTTTGATGCTGATATTTATTCACAAGTGGGAGATGATGGAAGAATAACTGATATAGGGGATGATATTTATAATTCTGATGGAGAATACATTGGTAGAGTAGTATATAAATCTAAAATTGATGCTAATACTTATAATATTTCTTTTGATAAAATAAGAACAATTAGTCCAAGTGTGGCTCATAATGGGTTTGCATTATACAGAAGTAATAAACAATATCAACATTTATATTTAGCAAATACTCAAGGTTTAGATGAAGGTGGTAATTTACAATTAGTTAATTCTACATTAGATAATTCTGGTAAACCTGCTCAATATGCATTTAGTGTATTAGATAATATATTAAATTCAACTATTGACACAAGTTATATTAATAGATATAAATCTCAAAACTATAGGTTCTTTAATTTACAAAAAGGAAAACCTAATTCATTAGGGTTTAGGGAATTAGATATTAGTAATTCATCTACGGCTAATATAGGTAAATTAAAATATAAAGACTTTTATACTGAGGAATTAGGTCAAATTAATAATTATGCTTTAGCATATAAATATAATCCCGGCGTTAAAAATACAAAACTCACAATCAATAATTTTGAAAAGATTTCAGTAAACGCTTATGATAATTTACCCACTCCTAATTTAGGATTAGTTCCAGCAAACGGTAGTGCTTTCCATGATTATTTAAGTTCAGATTCAACGCTTTGGGATTTATTAGCGAAATCTTTAATTGATGGTGATTGCGGGGTATTGACATTAACAGGTGATTCAAAAAGTTTAATAAATATTAACCCTATACAAAAAGTCAAAGATACTTTTAATCATGTTGACCCTAAAGCAACAACATTACATATGTTTAGTATTTCAGATTTATATCCTGAAAGTAAAAGAAGAGGAAATAATTTAATGAATCAAGTTAGATTATTAACTGATTATAGTTTACTAATTAAAAATAAAACCGGAGAAAGAACGTCAAATGTTATTCATAATAATTATAAGGGAACATTACCTGAAAATGATGCGGTTGATGAAAGTTATGAAATAGCAACCATTAATACTTCTTCTCATACCTCTGATGAAATTAAAAGATTTGGCTTATTAAGATTAATAGAAGTAACTTATGATTGGAGATTTAATTCTGTAGATTTTGAAAACCCTCCTAGTAAAAATAGACAAATAGATAATACTCAGTATTATATGAAATATTTACCTATTATTGCAACAGGTGATACAGTTACTGCTATATCTGGAACAACAATTACGTGTGGTGCAGCCGCAAATAATTGTGTTATTCATGATAGAGTTTATACAAATAAGGGGCATTATATTGGAACTATTTCAGCAATAAATCAAGGTGGAAGTAATACTCAATACACTTTATCCCAAAATGCTAAATATAATCCGGTTGATGGTGAATATTATACAGGTGCATTATATCGTTCTCAATATGGAAAAAGAAGTGGTGGCGCATATTTGAATCCTTGGTCGGGTAGTGGTCCAAATAATTATACAGGACTTACATACGATACTACATTTAATTTTATGAAATATGAAATTTTAGGTAATTCTCAATTAAGCCAAAATATTCCTTGGGAGGATTCAAGTGATACAAATTACAAGAAAAAGGTAAATCTTCTTAAAGGTTCTATTACAGGTGGAGGCGCAATTAGTGGAACTATTTCTGATGTTTATTATGCTATGCAATCTTCACCTTCTAATAAAAGAACTGGTGATATAAATAGTGCTACTGCTGATTATAATGTAATGTTGCCTGCCCATTTTAATGTCCCCTCAATCGGGCTTTCAGCATTAACTGGTTGGGCAACTATTACTGATTATTGGAATAGAAGTGATAGTAGCGCAGTAAGCGTAAAAGAAAAGGGGTTTATTCATTCAGATTCAATTATGAGATTTATTGGTGAAAGAGATACTGTTCATATTGACGACTATGCTGGATTAACAAAAATATCAGGTTATGCCAATCTTTGGTTTAATTTCCAAGCATTAGTGGTTAGGGGATATACTATTGCTGATACTCATAGTGTTGGTAAGGCTTTACCGGGAATGTCTGGTATTTTGGCTAGAACAATAAGAAGAACAAATGGTGGTAGTAATGCATCAACGGCTAGAAGTAATTTCCCTGATTCAATTACAATTAGTTATGATGGAACCAATAAATATTGTGACAATAGCGTTTCTGAAAAATCACTAATGGGGATTGATGAAGTTAGAGGCAGCGGCGCACATTTACTTTTTAAACCTGTTTTTTGTTTTAAAGAAGGAACTCTTGCCCATAATAGTGATGAAGTAGGTGGAACAACAAACAAATTAGTAAATATAATTTCTCCCATAATTGGTGTTACTGTTAGAGTAAATCACCCAAGTTCGGGAAGTTACAGTTCAACAGATACTATTGCAATTGATGATGGTGCGGGTAATGCAATAGATTCTGATGGTATTGTTGTAGGAGATAAAATCTTTAGAAATAATTCAGGAACAGCACACGATTATGTTGGTGTAGTTGAATCCGTAACAGGAACCCAAATTGTATTTGAATCAAATGTAGCAGTAACTTTAGCGGATAATGATGTATTAAAGGTTTCTAGTTTCGTTTATTCTAATACAAGTTTAGGTGTAAATAGTTCTGCTCAACATAGAATGATTACAATAAGAACAACAGACATAGCAACCGCTGAAGAAAGTGCAACAAATAATAATTGGGTAAGACACGCGCCTAATTTAACAGGAAATTATTTAGTATCTAAATCTGGAAAAATACATGGCGGAACAAAGGATGACGGAGTTACAGAATTAACTAATGAAGATAAATTATGGCTTAGTTGTTATGATGTTGTTCCTGATAAAATCCATAAAATTGTTTCTCATACTTGCCGTAATAAAGGTAGGGTTCAATTCCACGATTTAATAATAGATAACGTAAATAGTAATGGTGACTTTAAAGTATGGTATAAATTATTCAGGCCCGCCCATGTTGCGATAAATGCAGGTTGTCCTAATGAAATAAAACTTAATACTATGAGTTCTAAATATACTAAAAACCCGTTAAGTAAAAACAAAACATTTTTAGATGATGTAGCAAGTTGGTCTTATCATAGTAAAGATAAGGATGATTATGCTAATGTTGGTCGGGCGAAATATGATAGTAGCGGTAATATTGATTCAGCAAGTAGAAAAATGGATTACAATGAAGCAGCATTATCTATGTATTTAGTAGTTGATTCTGATGCGAGTAATTACACTTCTAGTGCAGATTATTCATTTTTAGAACATAGAAAACATAATACTTATTTCCAAGAAAATTCTATATTTAGTTTAGGTACAACATATGAAATTGGTATAACTGATGGTAGAAATAAACAAAAAATGACAATGACTCCACTTTCTAGAATAAATGGAACTTATCTTAAATTTGATGGAAATATGCCAACTATTAGCGGCTTAGCATCAATAGGAGAAATTATTACTTTAACAACAGGTTCACCAATTAGCACAGATAATCCAGAATCTGCTAGAATAGGTTCAACTGTTACAATATCAAGTGAAGCAGAAGATATTATTAAAGATATATTACATACAAATAACATTACATATACTAAATTCCCTAAAGAATACCCTTACTATGTTGCGCCAAATATACAGGGTGCTGATATTAATAGTACTATTAAATTCTTGGCAGCATTTAAAAATAAAGATATAATTATAGATGTAGATGAGATTAAATTACAATCCAAATCTTCGGGATTAAGAAAAACAAATGTTGAATTAAACACAAAGAGTAATAAAATCCATGTAATTTCAGTAAAAAGTAAAAAATCTTCATTTGGTTTCTACAACCATGTAACAGTATATGGTAATGGAGTAAAAGCAGTTAAACAAGATTCTAGAAGTATTAAAAAAGTAGGTAAAAAGAGTTTAGAAAGATATGATGACCATTTATTGAGTAAAGCCGAAGTCGAAGATAAGGCTAGAGTGTTATTAACTCAACATAATTTATCAAATCAACATTTAGAAATAGAAGTATTTGATAAGAATATAGGTTTAATTAAACCGGGCGACATAATAATGGTAAATATGCCAGATGAACAAATTGAAGTAGATTCTTATATGGTCTTTGAAATGTTACATAATAGTGGTGGAACTGTAACTTTACAATTAGGAAGATATAGACAGGGTTTAGAAACAACTTTAGCCGAAATGCTAACACAAAATAAAAAGACAGTTTCTAAATTTAGAGGAAGTAAATTCAAATCACCTGCAATTATTGAAAGTTTCACTGATTCTGTTAAAATAAAGCCAGTAAGACTTATAGTAAACAAAATAACAACATTAGGTGGCGGCAATTTCGTTGGGTTTAATACCCTGCTTGGCTTCTCAACTTACATGGGGATGGCCTCAAGCACTACTACTAACATTCTCAATAAAGATTTAACAGGTGATTAATGATGATAACAGGTAAAGCAAAACGAAAAGTGGCTCTATTTTTGAAAGAGTTCTATAATAAAGCAAATGTAGGTAATGGTGGAAATTCAACAGGCCAAGATGCAAATGAATTAGATATTCCCTTATTAACGACAAGAAAGACAACAGGTAATTCTGAATCATTTGGTAGTGCAGTAGATTTTGCTGTAACATTTACTGGGGCAGAAGTTCAAGGAAACACAATTAGAGAGTTTGGTGTATTTAGTGAATCAATGCCCACCGATTCTGAAATGTCCGAGATTGGAGATGGTTCATGGAATTCAGGTAATAGTGATACAACGATGTTATCAAGAGTTCATTTTGATGCATTAGGACCATTTTCAGTAAATGATTCTCTTGAATTTATTTTAGTGGTGGAGGTCGAGTAATATGGTAAATTTTACAAATATAGGAAGAATAGCAAAATTTAGTTCATCTAATGAAACTGTTGGTTTAGTGGATGGTGTAGATGCCATACATTCTGGAATAATTAAAGCAGTTGAGGCTTGGGCGCAAGGAAATTATTTAATTCAATCAGGTGACTTAGTAACAAGTACAGGTTCTTCAAGAACAAATTTTACATTAAATTTAGATGGAGTTTCAGTTAGCAATATTATTTATTCATCCAATGGTGAAATTAAAACTCTTACAGGGGGAATTTCAAGAGAATCTGCTGCTGACCCTGATGGTAGTAATGATAGATATGATTGGATTGTAATTCAACCTTCTGATGGAACATTAAGAATTAGACAGGGAACTGCGGCAGACCCTCCTACTTGTCCTGATTTAACAATAGACGATATTCCTGTTGCATTAGTTAAATTTGCTGGAGGCTCTACTGCTAATACTGCAACAAGACCTGTTCAAAAATTTATGTTAAATATTGATAATCAATTTGTTGGAATTGGTGATGATGGTGGTACAGGTGGCAAATTTGTAGAATCAATGTCTATTAAAAGTGCAAGTGGTGTAACAACAATTGAAAATAAAGTAGCCGATGCAGATATGTTATTCAAAGTAAATGATGGTGGAGTTTCAACAGAAATCGCAAGATTGGTTGCTGCAACATCAACTCTAAGACTTGCTTCAGGTAAAAAATTAGAATTTGCAGATGCAGGAGAATATATTTCAGGAAATGGAACAGATTTAACTATTGCATCAGGCGGTGATATTGCATTAAATCCAACAGGAGGAGATGTAACTATTTCAGATGATACTACGAATAAACCTATATTAGCATTAACAAATACAACAAATGATGCAACAAGTCCTGCTATTGAATTTTACAATAATAGGTCATCAGGTTATTCTGATGCTGATACCGCAGGTTTATTAAAATTCTTTGCTGATGACGACGGTGCTGCAAAAACAGAAGTTGCAAGAATTACAGCGAGAATTGATGATGTTACAGGTGGACAAGAAGAAGGTTCATTGGCTTTTTCTGTTGCTGAATATGATGGCACATTAACCGAAGCAGTTAGAATTGCAGGTCAAGCGACAAATGGTTTAATTTATACAGGAATTGCAACTTCAGCACCAAAGTCTACTTTACACGTTAATGGTTCAATTAATACAGGATGGCTTGAAGCAACAGGAACCGTTGCGGCGGCAGTTACAAACTTATGTAATTCAATTATTGCCAATTCTAGTGGTGCATTTACTATCAATTTACCAGCATTAGCAGATATTGGAAGTGGTAGATTATTATATGTAGCAAATCATAATGGTGGTGCGGCAACTTTAGATGGAAATAGTTCTGAAACTATTTCTGTTCCGGGAGGTGCAAATGCAACTTATTCAGTAGGTGGAGGAGAATGGGTTAAAATAGTTTCAGATTCTTCAACCCCTACATGGTGGTTACTCTCTAAAGGAAATCTAATGTGAAATTAGATTAAAAAGCCAACCATGTGCGTCCCCTCTACGGGCCGTTCAAATTGGTAGTAGTAGGTGGACAACCCCCGATTCAAAGAATGCGCTTACAGGGCATCCCTGACCCCTCTAAGGGGCAAATCTGAAGGGGTTCAAATGGTCGAAATCAACCCATCAAAATGTTGTAAGAAAACGGACCCAAAATATAACATTGTTAAAAATTGAAAAAAAATTTTTAGGCCGATGAAGCCTTAACTTCACCGACCTGTAAATTGGGGTTATGTTGGGTATTGGTCCAAAGACCAAAGCATTCTCGGCATTCCCATATTTTGATTGAATCTGCCGACCCAACATAAACCCCTATAATCCGTTTAGGAATTGTTTTTAATTCGCAAAACGGACATTTTACTCTTAATCCCATTTATTATCTTCCTTCCTTTCTCACCTTATTCATAATATTTTCCATATATTCTTCAATAGTATCTTCTGTTATATTACTTTGCCCAAAAGCAGCAAAGAACAATAAAGTAATTATTACCATAAAGATAAGCCATGCAAATACTTCGCCTGTTTCCATTTTTTTCACCATTCCATTTTTAATTCAACATCCTTCCCTTGCTCTATACTAAACGCCTTTACTACATTATCTAATCCATGATTATACAAATCATATACTAATTTACAATCCTTTAAACAATAATCTACTACTGTTTGATATTCACCTGCTTTCCACATTGAGGGGGCCATAATACTCTCTAAAGATTTTGTTTCGCCTAAAGTATTATCCACTAAATTTTGTAAAGGGATTCTTTCTCCATGTTGTTTAACTATTTCTTTACTAGTATCAATATATTGACCTTCATTTAAAAACTTTCTAACACAATAAATATCTAAAGAATCTCTAAGAACAGGTAAATCAAATGCAACAATATTATGTCCTAACAATTTCTCTCCAGATTTAAATATATCATCTAAATCATATTTTAATTGTCTTAAAGGTAAAACTTGCATATCAGATTTAGCAATTATTTTATCAACCAATTTTTCTTCTACATATGCTTTTCCAATAGTTCCATCCCACGTTGCCACCGTCGAGATAAGAAACATATGCGTATTTCCCCATCCTCCAATTTCTGTCGAAAGGTTTTTAGTTTCAATATCAATTGCTATCACCATATCATTCACTACCGCTATTGCCCCAAAGTTTATTTAATTGCTTTTCATCACCTTTCATATCAGGCATATCAAACGTGGGTTTGACCAAGAAAAACACTAAATTAGTTCCTGCTACATTTACGGTAGAAGCGGGATACCAACCTTGTTCCCCTCTTGCATTTAATTGTTCTATAATTTGCTTTGGGCCTTTATTTACATCAAAAATGATATAATCTGTTTCATACGTTACTTTCATTCTACTTCCTCCAATAATTTTATTAAGACTGTTCTTCCGTTTTTATTAATTTCGAACTTATGAGCGATTTTTGGCCAAGTTCTATAAAATTTGGCTTGTGGTATATTATAGTTATCTTCACAAAATACTCTTAATTCTGCTTTATTAACCCAACCATCTTTTTTATCCATTCGATTATATGCGGTAATATAGTCATTTAATCCGGCATCTTCAGCAATCGAAGTTCTTCTGACCTTTAGGGCTACAATCATCCAAGCAACAAGACTCATATAACCTTGTCGGACAATCCATGAGGCTTGACGCACATTACGCGGAAAAACAATCCATTTTTCATTTTCGGCTCTTCCGGGCGTTTCAGTAATAGCACATAATACCGCAAGTTTAGTGATATAAATAAGTGAGTTCGTTTCGAACAAACTAACAATTTTTCTTACTTCTTCAGGAACTTTACTCAAATATCTAATCATGTTGTCATATTCCATTTCAATCAAATCATGAATACCTTCACTAAATGTTACCATTTGTGCCTTTTCAGTATCATCTGCTCTTTCCTTTACTTGACTAAAAAGAGTAAGCATGGCTTTAGCAAATTTAAGTTGAGGCACTTCTCTTTTCTTAATACTACCAATATCATGAATTAGGGTTTTTCTCATTTCATCAAGAATATATTGGGGAACTTCTCTAACATACATAAACATTCTTTGAAGTACACCTTTAGTAGCAATAACTTCTGTTAAGTGTTCAGGCGGATAAGTTGTTGCCCAAACCGCTCTTTGACAATCACAAGTGATAATTGGACCATGTGCTAATTTCTTCTTAATTAAATAACCATCAGTAGTTAAAGTATTCATTAATTTTTGGAAATAAGTAATTACATTTTCTTTATGTGCGCCTTTCTTAAATACACCACTTGCTTCAAACTCATCGAATAAAGCAATTCCGCTACCTTCAAGCGCACCATCTACTTGTTCATCAATTTCTCTTGGTTCTCCTTCTTCTCCAAATTCAGGATTGGGAACCTTTCTTGTTGAACCAATTAATGCTGCATCTGTATAATCTACAATATCAAACATATCAAAATCTTTATCATGAACTGATTTAATATATTCAAATGTCTTTTCAACAATTTGAGAATAAAAATCATTCAATACTGATTTACCGCTTCTCGCAGTTTGAATGTGTGCAACGTGAAATCTTGTATCTTCAATAGTATATCCATAAGGTATATGTACATAATCTTTAATAATTTCACCTAATAAATTAAAATATGCTAATGTTGCAGGAAATTCATTATATCGAGAAACCTTTCCAAAGGTTTCAACCCATTCTCTTACCAATGCCGGTAATTGTTCATCACCCTGCACATCAGCAGGATTTTCAATGCTATAATACTCATCTTCTTCATTGTTCATTGTTTCACCTTCTTTTCAGAATTCAATACATTCAGTATTCTATCGGCCACTGTATTGCCGATTCCTTTAGCGATTGTTAATTCATCTTTATGGCTATCGCCTATTTCCATAATAGAGCCATTGAGTTTTAGTAACTCTTTGGCTTTTGACTGACTAACTCCCTTTATGGTAGTTAGCATATCTACGCGCACATCATTTGTCGCTATTCTGCGTGGGATGCTTGGTATAATAACCTTTCTGTCCACAGGGGCCATTTTTGATAATGTGATTATCTCATTTGCAGCATCTTCTACACTATCTCTCCAAATTACACCTATATCATAATCTAATCTAAGTCTACCTATTGCACCCTTAAATTGCATTTTATACATATTCTTTTTTGCTTCAGGATTTGCATTATTAAACGTCTTTATGTATTTCATTGCACCTAAAGCATCTTTAACTGAACCATAGATTACAACAAAGTTTTTGTTATAATTTCGGTCCATATTATCTACTTGAGTCCAAATACGTTTACTAATTACAGAATTAAGAAAGTCCATAGCCGACTTTGCTTCAAAACAAACATCACCAATTACATAATCTCCAACTTCAAGCCATTGTTTTTTATTTTGAATATTCATTTGATTTGCTTTCTTTTCTATTAATTCTGCTAATTTTGAGTTTTCTCTACTATCTATTAATAACATAATTATACCTCCGGAAATCTCCAACACTTTCCTACACAATAACCTTCACTAATCAGTTTTTGACAAGTTGGGGCCATATAACCACCATCGTTATTTACTGTATACCAAGCATGATAACGAGTAACTTCTTCATCCCAATCTAACCAAACACCATCATGTTCAGCAATCTTTTTAATCTCATTAACTATCATATCTAAAATTTGAGCGTTTTTATCCGCATCATAACATTTCTTATTTTCAGCCAATAATGTTCTATACCAAGATACTAAATAATATCTTGCTTGATGCGTTGGATTCTCCACCATGATGCTATTATTCAAACAAGGTAGAATTGGCAGTTTTCCAACCCGTTCAACCGTACTAATTTCAACAGGCGCGACGGAAATAGAGGGGGCTTTAGGCCACGACACCTTGTTTTTTCCATACCTTATCGGTGGGGAGAAAGTGGGTTCTTTCGCTAGAGCAATTATATCGCTCACAGTTGTTAAATCTCCACGTTTTAGAGGGATACAATATAAACACTCTTCAGTATTCATATTAACAGTATTAGGTATTCGTCGCAATCTTCGGGTTTGCACCCCCGATTTATCTAATGTCCCGTTTACTGCGATAGGATATATCTTATAGAAAAATTGCTGAATATCTCTAATATTATCTGAAATTTCTCCATAGACAAAAACATGAAAACCGTTACCACTAAAGAATATCTCAAATTCATAAGCATTTTCAACTAAATAATTTACAACCAACTTAGTATCTTGTAAAGATAAATCTAAAGGTTTACCATGTGAATCAAAATCAAGAAATAATCTATCAAGAATCACAGAAGAAACTACTGCTTCATTTGAACCAAATCTTCTATAATCATAAACACTTGTATAACAATTCATTTTATTATTAAACCGTTCTAAAAAGGTTTTGAAGCCATCCTTAGAATGAACAATTTGTCGTTTTAATTGCTGTTTCTTACTTAAATGGCTACCCGCCCATACTTCTCTTGGGTATTTCATACTCTTTTCACACCTTTAGGCATATCTGTTCCATCAGAATTTTTTACAGTTTCTTTAGGTTTATCTTTTTTTGCTTTAGGTAAAGGAGGTTGTTCTGGAATTATAGACAAATCCTCCGTTGGTTCTTGAACGGGTGGCTTAAATGAAACAGTTGCAGTTTCAAAGTATTTTTGGAATGAATTAATAAATTCTTCTTGCAATACTCTTCTACATTCAGTTCGGATTACTTGACCAAAAGTATTATCAGCATCAACCTTTGAATGCCATACCAATTCTAGAATTTCTTCTGTTGATAACTCACTATACAACTCATCAGCCAACTGTTGAGAAATTTCCTTTAGTTTTAGTAATTTACTAAATTCCCAATCGCCTTCCTTTACAATGTTATCAATTTTTTCTTTCATAGCCAACCACCCGTATTCATATTAGCGTCAATTGCCGCAGGACAAATACCCGCAAATGAACAATGGACACATTTCTTATGGAAATAAGAAGGAGGGAATTCATCTAATTCATAGGCATAAAGTAATTCAGCAATTGCTTTTTTCATTGCACCTTCTGAACGCTTATTCACTTGTTCTACTTCAACATAATTAGATGCTGGATAATACCAACCCCAATGTGTAACTTCTCCATCCCAATCAGGTGAAGCATCCATTAGCATTTTGTAAAAGGACATTTCTCTTCTCATCATAGTTTTCTTACTATCTTTCCAAACACCGGTCTTAAACTCAAAGGGAATAAAGAAATCTCCTTCTTTGTAAATTCTATCAATGATACCTTGAATATGAACTACATAATTTCTATTCAATGGGTATTTTGGATTATCGTTCATTCCAACCATAATTTGGGCATCTAATTGTAATTCATTGCCAATGGGAATAAATTGTTCCAATGTTCCTGCATCTCTAGCATCAACAAATCTTTGCGCTTCAAATGTAGCAATTGTATCACTCATATCCACATAGTCATCAATAGGAAATAAAGAATTAAAATAATCTTTCAATTCAAAGAATGTCATGTTTTCTGCTTTCTTAAGGTCCATATCATTATAAAATGCTTCATAAGAATCATGCAATATAGTTCCTTTATACATAGCCTCGGTTTGGTCTTGAGGTCTTCTATCAATATAAGAATACTCATATTGTTTTTTACACCACTTAAAAGAACCAAGTGAAGATTTCGTAATCTTCAAAATTGGCTTTGTGGGGTCATCTGCCCAATCTGCATTCCATTGATAAGTAAACTCATCTTCTGGTTTTGGAATAGGTCTAACCCAATTTCCTTCTTCATCTTCATGCCCATACGTTCTAATATAACTCATTTTACATCCACTCACTTAAATTTTTCTGTTTTTCATCTATCATAAATTCTCTAACATTCCAGCCCATAGCATCATAAATTGGCTTGGCCTTTTTAACAATTGCGTTTGCATACGCGCCCCAATCAGGGGTATATTTTTCATTAAACTCTTTCATCTCCTTAACAGCAATATAACTCGCTCTTCTTTCTTTTCCATTTGGTAATATGATAAATTGCGGCCCAACTATATTTGAACATTGTAAGTATAAGAAAGAATCTTCAATAGGATTATCGGGGTCAATGTGTTGATTGTAATAACATACACCCGCCATTCCGCCTGAAATAGATTTGTAATCTTCTAATTTACGTCTAACTCTTTTTTGTTTAACAATATCAGATAATTCATATCTTCCATGTTTCGCATCATTATAAATTCCTTTACAAAACATATTTATTTCTTCTAGTGTTTCTTCTGAAACCCATCGTTGTAATAATTCTTTTTGAAAATCACGACAAATTTTACTTTCGCTTCTTCTCTTCATAGAATATCCCGTTACAACAAATTCGGGATTATCTAAATAATAGCCATCTTTCCAAGATATAAATCCTGCATTTCTATTTTTCTTAATTCCAACACCTAATGTCTTATAGAACTTTTCAAATTCTAATTGAACAGGGTGATTATCTAAACCTAAAATATTAGGAAATGATTCTTGCACCTTAGAATTAATTTCTTTACAAATTACTTGTGCCTTATCTACATTTTCAATAGGAATGTAGATTGAATCTGTGTGTGCATAAACTACTTTCATTCTTCATCACCCATCCATTTCCATATAGTTCTACTTTTTGAAGTTGTATATTTTTGCTTTATTCCTACTTTAGGATTGGCATATAGTAAATTAGATAATCTTTGAGCATTGACCATTAAATGTGTTGTGCCATACCCATGATTATTGGTATAACTATTTAAAATATCCATTAATTGTTGGGTAGTAAATTCCCCAAGTTGTTCTGCTTCTTTATTAATTCTATTTTTAAGAATTTTATGTCTAGGCATTATTCCATCTCCTGTGCGGTAAATGCTGCTAATCTTGTTGCTTCTCTTGCACTTGCAGTAATTGAAGCCGCTAATGTAACATCAGCCCAACCAAATCCTTGATAGGCTAATACGCCATAAAATGACGCCATTAATCTTTTAACAGCCAATTGATTATTATCCCAATTAAGTCTTTCTGTATCAGTTGTTGCTTCTTTCTTTCTACGCTTATATTCATCACGCAAAGTTTTCAATTCTAATACTGAACGAGGTAAAAGTCCTAATTCATCTGTTTTGAAATACACCCATTTCTCTTCAGTTACAGGACTTAAATCTCTTGGTGTCATAATATTTACCTTAAATTCAGTTGGTATTGGACTACGAGTTTCCCATGAAATGTTTCTTGCAATCATCATTGACGGGTATAGACCTGCGAAATCAAATGCCGCTACATTTTTATATAATCCTTGAGTCCCATATTTCTTAGGTTCATAGATTAGTGCGCCATCGTATTCTTCACGCATTTTAGATTTATCACCTGTTGGTGCTTTCCACCATGCATTACGCATAAAATAAATGCTACCCATATTTGACGCATAAAAGCAAGCATCAAATGGTGCGACTAGTAATCTTTGTAGTGCTAATACACCTTCAGATAAAGCCATTTCTTCATCTATACGCTTAAGCAATTCACTATCCTTAAGAGCATAAGTAAGATAATTTTCCGTATCTTCTAACCATCCTCTTCTAAAAAATTCATTCTTATCTGGAAACTTTTCTGATACTAATTTCTTATCACCCAATACTAACTCAGATACAAAATCAAGAGCCATTGAGGGTAATGTCCCACGTTGCGAATCATTCCATTGTCGTTCAAAAGCAAGGTCTAAGTTCAATGTAATTCTTCCGCGTATAGGTTGAGAAACCGGAGAATACTTATCAACATAATCTGAAACCTTTCCTCCTTCAACACCTTTCACATCATTATACGGTGAAAGTAGTCTTGGGTCAATGTCATTATACGCAAGTCTATGAATCAACTTTGGCATATCTGCAAAATTACCAAACCATGTTATGAGCATATCAGGGTCTTGTTCTCGCATATCATTGACGTATGCTTCAAGCATTTCTTTTTCACTATCATAAGCATCTCCCATGTGAGGATGTATTCCTTTAGGTAGCCAATAATAAATTGTATATTTGTCTGTATAGTTATCGTATAGTGAAATAGCCGTAATCGCATCACCATGTATAGGGTCATTATTCACCCATTCCATATCCCAATACCACTTTCGCATATTGTATTCCTTTATCTCTTCTAAGTTATCAACACAATAACGGTTGATAAAAGGAACATCACCTTCATACGTCTTAGGCCACATCTTACGCGCATACTTAATATCATCAGGTTTGAGAACCTTTACCTTCTTCAACTTCTTCTTCTGAAGATTATACCATTCACCTTCTTCATAGCGGAAAGGATATTCTAATTTAATACGCTTCCCATTGACTGATACCGAGGTGGTATAGGCTTCCGGTTCGTCCTCTAAAGCATAGATATAGAAATATGGGTCGAAATCTGTAATCGTAGATTCTTGTCTATTCCCATCTTCATCGCGCCATCTTAGATTTATAGCACGATTTGCATCTGTATAACATATAATCATATTAATCACTCCAATGGGTCTTTTATATTAATATCACCAAGAACCCAACGAAGTGCTTGAACAACACCTTGAAGGGCTTTAAAATTTCTAACGTGATATACTTTATCTAATTTTCTTATTGCAGAATGAGCCTCAGTTTCATGAAAATTCATTTTTCTTTCTGCTCTATCTAACATATCTTCAATTTCTCCCCAACTTCTATCGTAGGAAAAATGTTCACTATCTTGATGGTCACTCATTTCTTTCGCCATTTTTTCACCCAATTACAATCTACACAAAATATTTTTTCTTCGTCACCCATAAATCTTCCACATCCACATTTAGGACAATGAAAGTAATCTTTAATTTAAACCACCACATAAGGTGCGCGAGCAATTGTAACGTTAGGCATAGTAAATACAATTACACTATCATCATTAAAATGAATAGATAATCCACTTCCACCATCAATACTTTTATGAATCGGTCCTGTAAAATCTACAATTGCTTCTCCCATAGTTAATATACCATTCTCTTCAGTCCAATAAGTAGCAAACATTTCATTATTATGGTTTGAAGTAATCGTTACTCCATTATTTGCAACACATAATTTATACACGCCATGACCTACATTTTCAGTAGATTTCATTGCTGAAATAAAATCATCTGCTTGCACTAAAATCTGACTAGTTAATTGAGTTTTACCCCAAGTTAATGGTTCTAATTCCCATCCTCCAAAAAATGCAACATCTTTAGATTTAAAAAATGAATTTAATGCCGCTTCATTTGGGTGGACAATTGCAGAAGGAAATTGCGCCGACTTATTATTTGCTGTCATGCAACAATCCCCTTCTGTAATTGATACCGTTACGTCACCACTAAATGTTTTGAGATACTTTTGGAACTTTGCTATTTCTACTACATATTCCTCTTCTTCTTCAATAATAGAAGGTAAATAATAACTCACAAAAGTTTGAGGATTAGCATTGATAAAATAATACCCTGTTCTAATCCCCTCTCCTGTTGCAACAATCTTTACATATTCTCCTAAAGAATCATTTGTTAAACCTGTCGCACCAAGCCATTTACCTTTCATAGAAACAATATCTAACATTTTTTGAAGATATTTACTATCATAACAAAATTGCATTTTTTCACCTCAAAGTGTGCCTTCTTGAAGACCTGTAATAGATTTCCAAGTTACTTTACCATTATCAATGGTCAAGAAATCAAATTCCTTATTAACCATTTCTGGATTTCTTTTACTATCCTGAACTCTAGCCGTATAGACTGACTTCTTACCAATGTCTTTTCTTGAAATCTCAATAACTTCATTCATTTTATCCATTGTTGTTGAGCGTAGATTTGGAACCTTTCCTGTTGGTGTTGGATTATTAACACCCTCATAAACTTCCTTCACATGAGTAATGAAAAATCTATCACAATCTAATCCATCTGTGATTTTTTCCATTAAGTCTTCATATACTTTATTTCTATTACCCCACAATATCGGTAAAAACTTTGCTTGCGTGCTACGCTTATCTTCGGTCATAACCAAAAAGCAAAGTCTTAGCCATCTATCTACACCGTCAAAAATAAATTTAACGTGTTGTCCTTCTTCAATTCTATCTTTAGCAATAGCGACAAATGCTTCTGCTAATTCAATTGTTTTGTTTAAATCAGGATAACCTTCTTCATCTCGAACAATAGGATTCAAAATTTCAATTGTTGCATCTGAATCCCAATTTGTTCTCCATGT